AAGGTATTGGTACTATTATGAACTGGGATAATTAATCCCCGAGCGAATTTATTAACATAACTTTCGTAATTTTCGTACAAAAGTTTTGCTTTTTTAAGTGCGCTTTGTAACATAACAGTAGCCAACTCCGGTGAGTATTCTTTGAATACTTCATCTCTAGCTTCCTGACCAGGCCAGACCAACCCTTCGGCCGGTTTGAGTCCATTTATTACCTCGTATGCTGCTTTTGTTGAAGTCACCAGTGGGAGGCCAACTGCCTCACCACTATAGTCAGCGTCCTCATAATGAGGATTGACTAGGACTGTCAACAACTCTTTCAGCGACATTTTACCAGATTGGTAGAATGTCCCGAATAGAGACAGTATACTTAACGAAAATAGTTTCGTAGTTGCGACGTTGCTTGTTTTATTAAACAACATCGCACTTGCGGATCTACCATTGTTAAAGGTATATCTTGACAAAGTAGTTGCTAACAAACTGAGAGAAGTTATCAGACCAGATTGAGCAAACGCTAATGCGTTCGCGACCCGCCCTGCAACCCTCCAGCCTGCTCGTAACTGTGCCAAGCTTACACCTGAGACAATATTTTTACCCCAGCATGTTCGTTTTGCAAACTCAAAGACTGGTCTGTGGTGGGAAACTATACTTTTTGACAAGTTAATTTCACACCCCAGTTCAGCCATGATTCGGAGGTATTCATCGGCCATAAGCCGGTTGAATATCACCAAATCATCTCCTAGAATCTCGTATTCGGTATTCCAAGAGACAGAGCCTGTAATTCGATATGCCGCCAGTTGAACAATCCAGTGGTGGGTTATTGCTAACCCAGCCCACGAGGATAAACCTCCCATTGGTTGTCCTACAGCGTACCGATAGGGACCCGGAGAAATTCCTTGTTTATCAGCAACTTGCTGATTAAAGAAGAAATTTCTTCCAGTCATCACTGCTAGCCAACTATCAGCAATCTCCTTACCAGTTATGGTTTGGAGGATTGTTGCAGTTAGTTTTGCAGGGATCCTATCAGTAGCAGCAGTTAAATCAAAAGAATAAGCACATCCAGCATTGATTGCCTTCTGTTGAGATCTGGAAATTGAGGCCTCTTGGTCAAACGTTCCATCATTTGGAATTTGTCCTAACAAGGCAAATAACAAATCATGGAGGGGAGCCAGGACGGATTGAGACACTGAGTCTAAAAGAGCAAACAGTCGGATTTTTCCGGCTGCCTCCTCTTTTAAGGCAAATTGTCCTAATCCTTCCCCAGCTTCCCCGTTGAAACCATGAGATCTCAACCCCATTTTCAATTGAAGATGGTCATGCTGTATGTATTTATACCCGGTTTTTACACCGGTTAACTCCTTTCCATCAAAGGCTTTGACCCTTGTGATTAAATCATAAGCGGTTTGTAAGTCTTTAATGAACTGAGTTACTTTTGGATTTACTGCGTAGAGATAATACAGTAATTCTTGCCAAAGGTCTGGCTGATATTTATTCAGAAGGTAGACATCTGTCAGGATACCTAAAGCAGCAACTTTAGAGGACGGCGAAGCCGATCTCGAAAGCTTGAAGCTCTTGGGTGTCAATGACATTTGTCGGATTCTTTCGAATCCCTTAATTGTCCTGAAGAAATTAGAAGTTTCTTTTTTTCGACAGTTCAATTAAGTTCTCTAAATAAACCTCATTCCCTGTGAATGGTGAAGTGATGGTTGAGAGTTTTAACTCTCCCGGTACTTTCAGAATTCGGTATATGTTGAATAAACTTAACCAAAATCTGATTTCCCGAACATCGCCTTTCCGGATTAATACCCTGCATTTTGCAGGTATTATTCTAGGAAGACCTCCACACATTCTAGAGAATGGCAGCGCAGTCCCTAAGACAAGAAGGGAGTCTAATCTATCTTGACCCAACTCTTTCTGCACAGCGACCGCAGATCCTTTCAACCATTTTATGGCTGATGCGGACCCGTGGGCACTTGCATATTTGAGAAGGAAGTCAAAGAATAGACCAGAAAGTTTTATTCTCCAAGCTAACTTAGTTACCCGACCTTGAGTTAGTATAAATACTAAACTCAAAGGTTGGAATAATCTATCCCGGATTTTCGCCGAGAGCGGTATCATCTTAATTACACTTATGTATTTAGATTTCATTGCCTGTAGTAAATTGAATTGATTTTTCATTTTAATTTATTACAGTGAATGAGATTGGACTGGTTAACTTGGGACCTTGCCCATCATCATTTGATTGTTGATCCCCCTATAATCTTTTAGGGGACCAATCATCAGATGGGTTTAGGATCCATCCAGGTACCTTGTTGTTGTCCACATCATAGAGATATGGTGTCCGGTATAACGACCTGGCAAGCAGTGCAGCGTAGTCGAAGTATCACCGTAACTTTTCGGTATACTCTCCAAAGCGCTTATTGTTCGTCAGATGGTATTTGGTAATACCCCACTTACTAGGTGGATGTCCTTCACAAAGTCACGTTCGGAGATGTAACTTACTCAAAAGTAATAACATCTTCCTACACACTTTCGTGTCTAAATATAAGTGCGTTTAAGATTTCAGTTGTTCCCTCTTTCGAGGGGACTGGAAATACTTAATCGCAGTCAACCTCTCTTAGTTACCATGAGTTCCATAAGGAGTCGATAGTAGTAAGACGGAGGCCCACGGTAGAATATTTATCTCAGGCTACGCACTCGTACCGTAAAATCGGACGAGTTTTCCTGGCCAGTCACTCATGCAGTGCTTTTAAGAGGGTTACCCCAAATTGGTGGTATGGGTTACCTCATGACTTTCATGAGTGGGTCTGAACAGTACTAGTTCGCTCGATCGTACGGTCGTGGTGTTTCACCATCGATAATTTCTCCGCAGTTGGTTACCTACCAAGTCAACTTTGACGTCTACGAAAGAGACATAGTCTCGGGTGTAGATCGCGTCA